ATGGAGAATTGGAAAGGTGGTACATCAAATTATCACAAGCCCTTCAATGGTGGCAGGGTTGTTAAGTGGGTAGATAGTACTGGAACAATAAAAACCTCAGTTACTATGATGCCTCCAAATGCTCAGAATATGTCAGCAACAGCATCTAATGCAGTATCAAATGCACATATAATTGATGGTACTAATGATGATGTAATTAATTTTGATACTACAACAATAGCCAATGCAACTCCATTGTCAGAAGTTGCAAAGACCTTCCATTGGAGAGAGTTTGGAAATGGAAGTGCTAATGGAAATACTACTTATGCAGATACAAGTATGCTCAGTAGTTCTGATGATATAGCCTATGTCATGGATGATGGTCTTACAAGTTTATCTGGTGATGATGTACATGGAGGTACATACCTTACTACCAGTGGTTCAGATCATTTTTATATTACATTTATAGGTACTGGCTTTAGTTGGCATGGGACAAATCATGCTGGAAGTGGTATATCTTGGGAAACATTAGCACAAAATCTACCTTATGGTACTCATGTTGTGAAAATAGCAAGAGATGGCAGTAGTAATTACTCAGCAATCGTTGATGGAGTAACTGTATATAATGTAGGTTCTGGACTATTCCATCAAACTGATGAAGTAACCTTCCATCAACCTAAGAAACCACCAATCCCCGAAGATGCTGTAGTCATTTCGGATTATATGCTCATGGCAGATTTTGTAGGGATTCCTGCAAGTACAGCACCAGCCGCAGGATTAATCTCCAAAGGAACTCGTTTTGTTAGTCCTTCAAGAGATATGTTTTATAACACACCAAATAATAGTTTTACTTTTGCCATGTTTGGAGGTGCTGGTGGTTATCCAGTAGAAGGGTCATATATCTATACTGGTATAGGAACTACATCTGTGGCTTCATTACCTTTTTTTGGAGTAAATGCAGAAGTTGCAAAATTTGCAAGTAGGACACTATTATTGATTGATGCTGAAACAAGTGAAACTGGTGTTACTAATCGTAGTAGTCCAGATAGTACTTGGTACAATCATTCATATAAAACAACAAACTTAACTCCTGCTTTATATACTCTTCATCATAAACCAAGTGGTAGTAATCATTGGAATCATGGAGGAACATGGATAGCTACTCCAATCCACACATCTTCCCACTACCAGCCCTTTGAAACATCAAACCTATATGAGTTAGTAGGTGGTGACAGGAATATGGAGCAGAATAATCTGATCGTTACTCCAGATGGTAAGAGTTGGGATCAAGTGACTAGAGATACGAGTTATATGGGCGATATAACTTGGGAAGCTGGTAGGTCATCTGCTGTAGACCTTAGTAGTGGAGGTGCTATTTTTGATGAGTATAGAGGTGCTGGCACAACTCCTTCACGAAGTTTCCACCAAAAAGATTTTGCTATTGCATACGATAAACACATATGTTTACGAACAGGATCATATTGTTTTAATCTACATAGCTTATCTTCTGACACACAGGGTGGTAATAGGGCATTTGGAGTAACAATAAATGGTACAGATGCTTTTTATGCTTATCAGACTGATTATAACTACCATTCTGCTGGTATGAGTATAGAAATATTTATGAAAAGGGGAGATTATTTTCAAATATTAGGTTATCTAAGGGAAGACCATTATGGAACTTATCAAGTAACAAGGGTTAAATAATATGTTTATTTCACACAAAAGCAACGTGATACAACAAGTCCATGAAACTGAATGGCAATGCAGGAGAAAGTCAAAGGGAATGTCCAAACCTGAATATTGGGAGTGGCTAGCTACCATAACATCTGGTGATCCTCCTGTAGTCACATATCCATCCGAAGACTTTACAATTGTCGAATGCACAGATGAAGATGTATCTGCAAGATTCACTCAGTTAAGTGATTATATTAATAGTAATCGTTCACCAGACGAAGCATTGGTCTACAACATCAAATGGTCTAAAAATAAGGTAAACTGTGAAGAAGTTTTGGGCATTGATGGAAAGAGCCAATCTCCTAAAGTATATGTCAAAAGCCATTTCAAGGGTGATGACACAGCTAAAGATGCAAGGCTATTGGCAGACAAGTGGGCTTCAGTTCGCAGAGACAGAGATAGGAGGCTGGCTGAGACTGACTACCTAGCACTTTCAGACTCTACATTATCTAGTAATATGAAAACTTATAGACAATCACTCAGAGATGTTCCAGAGGACAACTCCGATCCAGATAACATTTCTTGGCCTTCAAAACCATAAATGAATGAAAGTACACAGATCATTATTTGGGGGTGCTGGTAATGCTCTTGAAAACAGAAAACTTCTCCATTTTTGGGCAAGATTTATCATCTCATGCTCTAACGCTATCACGTTCCTTGCGTTATTATGGTTGTTGTTTTACGCAGACGTTAAAGAAACATCGAGGGACTTGGTTAATATTTTGGTCGGAGCATATGTCGCAGTACTTGCGAAAAGTACAGACTATTGGTTTAAAGATCGGAAAGAACTCGGGGATGAGGAGAGATAATAATGCCAATTAAACAAATGGAACAAATTGCGGAAACGCAGATGGTAAAAGCGGTTATGCCTTTTCTGGTTGCAGGAATTTTGGGCGTGGTCTCGTGGCTTTTTTCAACGGTCATGGATATTGAAAAAACCGCATTGAGAAACTCTCAGGCAGTTATAGTTTTACAAAGTGACTCTGAAGACGTATGGGAAGATATAGAACGCTTACAACGCAATGTGACAAACATTAGGATACATATAGGAAACGGAAGTCGTAACCCACATCATAACTAACTATGTTACAGAAGTTTTTTTGGGGATTTGTTGTTTTAGTATTTGCTTTGTTTGGTGTTGTATTTTCTGAAGGTTCAGATATTAAAACAAAGTCAGCAGTACTTGAATATCAAAATGACCTAATCCAAGAAACTTTGAATTTCCATACTAAGAAACTAGATATACTTCAGGGTTCACAATACGAGTTACATTCTAAAATAGACCAACTTTTAAGTAAATGACTAAGGAACAGAAAGATCATTTAGATCGGTTAAGGAAATTACACGAACAATATAGAAAAAGGAGATAATAATGCCAATAGTAATAGCAAGCGTGGTTAAGACAATGGCTTTTTCGTTTCTAGGAAATAGCGGAGTTATTGAAAAGGTAATTATCTTATTATTAGAGTCACTTGCCAAGAAGACTGACTCAGATGTAGATGATAAGCTAGTTGCCTTGTTAAAGAAATCTTTAGATAAAAAGACTGCATAATCAGCAGTTTAATTTACCCATGTGGGTTGGTACAAGACGACAATTCAATGGGTTAATGATAGGAGGATTAGCTATGATGATCACTAAGAACTTTTCTAGTGCAGAAATGATGTGTAGCTGTGGTTGCGGAGAGGATTCAATGGATCCTGACTTCATGAGTATATTACAGAACATTAGAGAAGAAATGAATAGACCTTTGAAGATTTCTAGCGGGGTACGCTGTGCAAAACATAATGCTAGGGTCTCTTCAACTGGCTCTAATGGCCCCCACGTTCCTAGAGATACTGGAACGAAGGCAAGCGATATTCTCATATCTGGAGCAGATGCTTTGAGGCTTATTGATGTTGCGAGGAAACATGGAGTAAGTGGCGTAGGTATTAGTCAAAGAGGATCACATGCTAAAAGATTTATACATATAGATACCCTCGATGACAGTCATCACCCACGCCCTACTATGTGGTCCTATTAGTTTCTAAAAGGAAGACTATCAGAAGCATATGCTTCATTAAATGATTTCTCTGCCTCTAAATTTTCACTACTTCCTCCCTTAAAAGCACTAGGATTTTCAAATAACCTTACATTGTATCTAATTTCGGATCTATCTTCACCTTTAGAAGTTTTATATTCATTAATTTCTGTTCTAGATTCCCAAATAACAATAAAAGTTCCTTTACCTACGGATTTTTTAAGATTATCTGCATCTTTCCCATAAGCGACACATTTCCTATATTGAGTTTTAGCATCACGCTTTTTAAAACTATCCATTAAACCTACAGAGAAATTAGCATAAGATAATCCACTATTTGTCTGACCATACTCTGGTTCTTGAGCTACCCATCCAGAAAATTGATTTAATTGCATATTTACCTTCCTTAATTTAATTTAGATATTATTATGTGTCCTGTACCATTAGTCCACAGTTTAGTTGCTTTAACTCTCCATACTATAGAGTCTTCCTCAAACACAGAATCTTTCCATGCCTTGAGATAGTTATCAAGGTCTGGTCTCTGTTGGTGAGGTTTGCCATTCATCTCAGACTTTTTCTTATTAGACCAAGATTTAGGCATTGGAACATGGAATTCGATTTCAAATGATTCAAACTCCAAGTTAGGATGGTGATACATACTCCGTTTGACAACATCACTATCCTTATATTGCCTTACTGCATCCCTAAAGGCAAAAAACTTAACAACACTTTGCCTTTTCTTCCATCTATCGGCCCTAGTCATTCTAGGTTTAGGGCAAGGTGGTATATTTAATCTAGCTACTGGAGTCATAAGTTCTCCATTTCTTGTAGCTTTTTAATACTACGAAACATTTTGTATTCAGTTAATGTTTTATTAATATCATCTATTTCTTCTTTTAATTTACGATATAATTTATTAACTTCACCAATCATTTCAATAGTTACTTCATGTTTAGGTAGTGGTGTATCTCTCCATGCATAATGAACCATACAACAAGTACAATCTTTGTGGTATGGAGTTCTAGGATTTCTACCTTTTTTCTCTTCTTTACCCATGTAATCTCCTCCTTTCTCTTTAATAAAATTTCTTTAATTCTTCACTTCTAGATTTATGTCTCATCTTCCTTTCTGCTTTCATAATTATTTGACGGACACGTTCTCTACTTAATGGTTTACTATTTTCTTTCCTCCCTGTAGTTTCACGATCTAAGTGTTCTCCTACTTCTTTTAATGTATGTTCTTTACCATCTAATCCATAATATAAACGGATAGCCATTTCTTCATTGTGATTTAATGTTTTAAGCATTTTGTTAATCGCATCTTCTTTTTCATTGTCAAAAACTTTTTGTTCAGGTTCAAATAATCCTTCTTCAATTAAAGGTTTATCTTCACCGGGTAATATATATTGGGTAATTTCATCAAATGACAATTCAGATTCAGCTTTATTAACAAGTAATGGCTTATCTAAATGTTGTAGAGGGAACAATTCATATGGTGTGACATTTAAGAATTGAGCTAATTTTATCGCACTAGGTTTAAAAACACCTTCTTCTACATGTAATAATTTACCATCTACATATCTTTTATGTTCTGCATATGGAATGCCTGTTAAATTCATATATTGATATAAACGTGGTAATCCAACTTTTGATAACCGTGATAATTCAGCAATTGTCTCAATACCTCGAGAACGCATAAGTTTATATAACACATTATTCTTTACTTTAACTTCAATTCTATAATCTTTAAGTTTTTCCATTATTTAATTTCCTTTCTCTTTTATCTTGATAATAATCATCAACGCAATCTTGCGAACAAAACTTAGTTCGTTTATGGATTTTGCGTTCAGAATTATCTATTTCAATTCCACATACTTTGCAGAATCGTTTTTTCCTTAACCTTGCCATTTTGTATTTACGCCAATCGCAGTTAGGATATTCTTCCATGTTACCCTCTCTTTAAACAAACCGCTCTCCGTTAAAAAGGAATTTGGATCACTGGTGCTGGAGGATAGACAACACCATTTCCTTTCAATAGAGAGCGATCTGAACACAATTATTCTAAATTAACTGGATGATTATAGTAATAAATGTAAGATCTGCCCATATCATCAGTTGTGAGACTATATTTATACCCATGTTCATTTACACCAGTATGTTCCCTGTCACATAGGCTAAAACTCTTTTCTACTTTGTGTCCTTTCTCTACCATTGTTATAAGTTTATTAAACATTTGTTTGTTTTTACTATAATTGACTCTATTATTCCTATCCTCTATTAGAATCTGGTTGGATTTATTCTCATGTCTGCTCTTCACCTCTCTGTAGACCCTCATAAATTCAGCAATTGTTGGCATTTTATCTGAAACACCTCGACCATCAGTAAAGATATCGTATGTTTCTTTTAATGCATCTACATTGGGATGTTTAAGTTTATCAGCAAACGCTTTTATTTTTGTATCAGATGATGGGACATTAAACCCTTCACATAACAAAGCAACGATTGCTCTTACTTGAGGATGAACATTTTCAGTTGACATAATGGCCTTTCTCTAGGTCTTTCATGGCAATTTGCATTTGTTCATCATTATCTAAGCCTCTCCAACCTTTCTTATTGTTACCTCTTTTCATATCTTGAGGTACAAATATGGATTTCCATCCTCTTTCAATGGCAATATCTATCAACTCATTAGGATCATACCCTTCTTCCTTGAATCTGAGTAGTTTCCTTATTATTAGCCACTCTGCATAAGGAGTCATTTTCTTTCCTCTATCAATACTTTTACGATGTGATTGGAATTCAACCCATCTTTCAGCATCTAACCATGTTGAGGTAGCTAATTGTATTTGTTGTTGCCATTTATCTATTTTATCAACTTTCATAGTTACCCTCTGGTTTGAAGTGTTTCTGTATTTCTAAGCAGTATTCTTTAAGACTATTATAATCATCAGGGATCAATTCTTTCTCCCATTGTTCTACACCTTCATTTACTGCCTTGACCCAATTATCATAACTTTCTCCATTTTCTTCTTTAATTTTATCTTGAAGAATCATGATTTCATCTTGAGTTGCTTTAGTTAAATCTAAACCAATAATGGTATTTAATTCATTTATGGTATTATCTAAGATATTAGAAGACAATTGGGCAAGCTCGAATTCTTCTGATTCAATAGTATCTGGAGAATCAAATGATATATCTGTTTTATTAGAATCAGATAAATCTTTATTATTATCTATTGATTCTTGTAATCCTTCTAATCCTTTCTTTGTTTTTGGTTTACTAGGTTTCTTATTCTTAGGTTTATCCTTTTCATTTGGATTCGTGATCTCTTCTTGACCATATAAATGTGCAAATGTCTTAGGGAATGCTTTCCTGTGGGCGGCCGCAATAGCACATTTCTGGATCATTCCAAATGGATCGCTTTTCCATCTGTTTTTCCCTGTAGAAAATGCATCAAATCTTAGTGCAACTTCACATGGAACCATCCCTGTACGCATAACTCTGCACCATGCACCCATTAAGTAACCAAATGGATCAACTGTTCTTTTAGGTGCATCTTCTGGTCCAACTATCCATCCAGCTTCATAACCTTCATAGTTGCTGTGATCCATTGACCTAGCTACAAATGTATCTACTGCAATTACTGTTGCGGCTTGCATACTGCCATATTTGATAAAGTAAACATCTTTAACAAATGGATTTAACTTCCTTGCTTTACACAATTCTAGAAAGAATTTGTGTTCTTGGTCTGTACCCTGACCTTGAGGGTCAATAAATTTCCTTACTTCCTCAGGTAAGAGTTCTTTTTCTGTTTCTATTAATTGATTGGACATTTTTGCCTCTATTATTGGTTGGTTGATAAAATGCAGTATAAGGGCATCGTGAGGTTATTCTACAATGATGACCTTTATTGATTTAACTGAAATGAACGATTGTTTCCTAATGCATTGCCATTAGAGAGATAGTCATGGACACACAATCACAGCCTTAACCCTTAAACTGCTATGATTTAGGAAGTATTAAACGTGAAGACATCCTAATTTTAGAACACTCTTCATATATATCAGGTTCTTCTTCTTTTAATACTTTCTCATTGAATTTATTACAACACTTCTCATAAATCTCAGGATATCTGGAAATGAGTTCATCCTGATCTAGTTGACTTAAAGAAACTCTGGTGACTTTAGTTTTAGTTCCATTTCCCATATCGACACCATTATTTTTACCTACTCTCTTCTTTATGTATAAATTACCATCTTGTATTTTATCTCCTAATTTCTTATATTCCTCCTTTCTTTTTATATGATCTCTTATAAATATTATTAATTCTGGATCATCCGTGATTAGATCATTATTATGATCGAAGTACGCATGTGTTACACTATCTGAGTCTCGAGGTTCTGGTGGGGTTTTATCTATAACCATCTTCCAGAATTTTTTAGCGGCTATCATATATGAATTAATTAAAGACTCATTTCTTTTAACTGAATATCTTTGGATATTACCACTAAAATATACAAAGAATTCAACAGATTCACATTTATTATCAATTGCCATCATATGAACAGCTTGAGCTAGATAAACTTCTGGTATATCATCTGATCCTTCTGCTCCATAATATTGTTTCATATGTGCTTGTGGTGCTTTTATTTCAACTATTCTGTTTTCAAACTTATATCTACCATCAACATGCATGTATAGCCAATCGTAATCTTTATGATAATTAGTTTGATTGTCTTTTTCGATAGGGATATTTAGATGATTATTAATTAAATCGAATACTATTGGTTCACATGCATTACCATGTATTATTGCTGGTAGTTGAGATAAATCTGGAGGATCTAGTTCACCTGTTTTTTCTAGAACTAATGTGTATTCGTCTTTATATTTATTTACTCCTAGTAGTGTTCCTGCATCAGATCCACCTATACCACAACGTCTAGCTTCTACATCACCCGGATCAAAATTCTTTAAAACTTTCATATATCCTCTCTTAATTGTTGACTATTTTCCTTAGTTCTTTTTTTCTTTCTTCAATTGCTAAGTAAACAGCAGATGTTATTATATTATTAGATCTCTTACCTTTTAAGACCATTGTTACATATGGCAAACTATATCCTAATTCATCTGCTATAGGTTGAAGTTTCACTTGCAACTCTTTGCATAGTTGTTTCATTTCCATATTTTCTCCTATATTATAATGAGTTAAGTATAGTGTACTGTACAACTGAATGAATATCAAGTAAAAAAGGCTAGTTACACGATGCTAC